CTTGGGCGTCCTGCCTGAAGCCCACCTCGGCGGTGAGCGTGTCAGCGCGAGCGAAGCGCACGTAGGTGCCGTTGACGGTCCAGCGGGTGGGGCGATCGATGTAGCGGGGGGTGGCCTGCTTCAGCGCGGCCTGTGCTGCCTGAGCGGCGCCTGTGAGCGCCTTGGCGGCCGCATAGCGCAGGTTCTGGTCCGTGAGCAGCCGCACCCGGCTGTCGAGCCTCTGAAGGGCTCCTGCGTCGAGGTCGATGCGGATGGTGGCCATGGGCCAAGGGTAAGGGCGGGAGCCGTGGGCGGCGATCGAAAAGGCGTGAGGTGCATCTGCCCCACTGCCTCACCTGGCCCTACCTGCCCACCCGCTCCTAAAGGGGTATATTCTCTACCCCTACTCTATATTCTATAGAATCCTTTAGAAAGGTAGGGTAGTAGGACAGATAGGGTAATCGACTGCAGCGCAAGGATTTTCGCCTGCCCTACCACCTTTTCAAGGTAGGGCAATCCGGTAGATCCAGCGCCTCGAGCCGCCCTTGGCCTCCCTGTGGCGCTCGTATCCCAGCTCTCTCAAGATGGACGCAACCTGCATCTGGTCGGCGCGGGTCTGCCGCTCGACGGGCTTGGAGATGGCATCTGAGAGCAGCTTCTCGGTGGTGATGGCGTCCACGCCGCGGTAGGCGTCGAGGTAGCTGCGGATGGTGTTCATCCACGGCGACTCGACCAGGTAGGCCTCGTTTTCTGCGTCCACCTGCGCCGAGAGCTCACGGGTCAGGTGGTTGGGCTCGCCGGCCTTGTAGGCGGCCACGGCAGCCGACCAGATGGCATCGCGCTCGAGCAGCAGCTCATCGACGGGGATCTGGGTATCGACAGCCACGGGGATCACCCAGAACCGCCGGTTGCCGGTGTCGTCCACCAGAAAGCCGCTGTCGCGGTTGGTGGAGCCCACGATCACGCAGCGCCGTGGGAACGACTCGGTGGAGCGGCCATAGGGCACGCGGAAGGTGTCGGTCTGCTGGGTGAGGAAGGCCTTTACCTGGCCAGCGTGCTTGCGGCCGGTGATGTGATCGAGCTCAGCCCACTCCATGATCCAGGAGCGGTGGAGCACCATCAGGTCGTCTTTGCTGCTGATGTCCCGCAGGGCATCGTTGAACCAGAGGCCGCCGAGGTTGCGCCAGAAGGTGGACTTGCCGCAGCCCTGAGGCCCCATGAGCACGCAGGCCGAATCGTGCTTGCTGCCGGGCTCGAAGATGCGCCGGACTGCGGCGATCAGGGTGGCCTTCAGCATGGCGTCGTAAAGGGTGCCGGGCTGATCGTGGGGCCTGAGGTAGCAGGTGCTGAGGTAGTCGATGGAGGTGGGTGGGACATGCTCGGCGACGTGCTCGAGGTATTCGCGCACGGGGTCGTAGGGGGTCTCCATGGCGACGTGGACCAAGGCGTCGGCGGCGAGGTCTTTCGAGACCTTGATGCCCATCTCGGCGAACTGGAGGTAGTAGAGCTCAAGCTTCTCGATCGGCTTGGTGTCGAGCTCGATCGTCTGAGTGAAGACGTTCCAGCGAAGGCGTGAACCGAGCTGCTGGCGCATGAGCTTGATGAGCTCCGCAGCGTCGAGCTTCACGGCCTTCTCGGCCTGCACCTCGGGCGGCTGCTTCTGCGCCTGCGCCTTAGGGGCGGCCGGTGCGGCTTTGGGCGGGGTGTTGTTGACGGCGCGGGCGGGTGGATCGGCGAGGTGGAACAGGGTGCCGAGGCCGACGCCACCGGAGCCGTTGAAGGATCGCCACTTCGCCTCACAGACGCCGGGCTCGAACTTGCCGGAGATGGCAGACCAGTGGGTCCAGTCAGCGAGGAGGGCATCGTCACCGACGCTGTGGAGGGCCATGCCGACCTTCACCCAGTCGTCGTAGTCGTCGGCGAGGGTGCTGGGGATGCGGGAGAGGTAGTCGCGGGCTCGATCTGCGTCTGAGGTGAGATCTGGCAGACGGAGCAGCGGTGCGGGCTCTGGAGGCCTGCGCATCATCTGCTGCAGCAGCAGGGAAGGCGCCTCGGCGATGGGCATGTCTGAGGGGGCGCGGCCCTTGATCCAGCGGTAGCTGCCGGTGATGGGGTGAGCGCCGGCGACAACGGACTGGCAGCCGGTCCAGCGGAGCTCGAGCTGCTCGCCTTTGATCGAGCTCTTGAGCTTGGTGGTCTTGATCTGATCCCAGAAGGCGCGGGGCACCTGGTAGATGATCTGCAGGCGGCCATCACGGCCGGAGGTGACAGCCCAGGACTTGGGAAGCTCGCGCAGGGGGATGCCGAGCTGCTCGAGCACCTCAGAGGCGCCGAGGCCGTCGTGATCGACGAAGAGGAGGCCACCGGACTGCGGGCCAGCGATGACGCCGATGGCAACGGCGCGGCCGGCGGTGATCTCGCGCGAGAGGGTGGGCTTGTCGAGGGGATTCTTCTGCCACTCGGGCTGATAGGGGCGCTTGTCGTTGCCGACAGCGACGAAGCCCCAGTGATCGGGGAGAGCGGAGAGCAGATCAGTGAGCAGGGGCATCAAGCCTCCCTGTGGTGAGCCGTCAGATCTTGCCGGGAGGTGAGGCAGGTGAGGCAGCCTCTGTGACAATTCGCAAGGCGTCGGGCACCGACCGGGCCACGCCAGCAATCCCACCCGCGCCTTGGACCACGCCGAGCCATGCCTGCTGCTCGGGGCGTAGGCGGCCGGTGGCGGTCTTGATCTCGATGCTGCAGAACACGGCCAGCCGGCGGCCCACCATGTCGGGGGTGACGGTGATGGTGCGCCAGCCGATCAGGTCAGCAGAGCCGCGTGCCAGGCCGAAGGTGACCAGCCGGCCGGTGCGGGGATCGGGGAGGCTGCCCACCTGATTGCGGAAGAGCCTGGTGTCGGGCCTGGTGCCAACGGCCAGCCGGATCTGCTGCTGGAGGGTGGTCTCGGCGTTGGGCACGATCACGAGCGCTGCTGCCGGGCAAAGTAGACGTGGCGTGCCCAGCCGGCGGGGTTCTTCATGCCGCGGGCGATGCCGACCTGGATGAGGTCGGTGAGGGTGCGTGCCTTCTTCCGTTCGGCGACGCGCTGGCGGATGCCCTCGCGCTTGAGCTCCTGCAGCTCGCCGGCCACTTCCTTCAGGGCACGGCGCGGCTCTGAGGCGCACTCGGCGCCGCAAACGGGGCACTGAGGCTGCGGCTTGAAGGCAGCGAAGCACTGGGGGCAGGTGCGCACCGCTGGCGCCGGCGGCCCACCCTTGCCGGTGCGGCGGCGGCTGTTGTCCAGGCTCCACTCGCGGTGATCATCGGGGAAGCCATGGCGGTGGACGTTGCCGACGTGATCCAGGACGATCGCGGCATCCTTCCCTGGTGCGGGGCGGAGCACGCGACCGACCTGCTGCAGGTAGAGGCCCTCGGACTGCGTGGGGCGCAGCAGGATGGCAGCGCCGACCGATGGCACGTCGGTGCCTTCGCTGATCACGTCCACCGAGACCAGGACTTGTAACGCGCCAGTAGCCAGATCGTGCAGCGCCTGTTCACGCTGCTCGACGGAAGTAGTACCCAGTAAGACCTGCGACGCGATGCCGCTGTCACGAAACTGTCTTGCGACATGCTCTGCGTGCGCGGTGGTACAGCAGAAAGCGATGGCTGAACAGCCACGGCCAAGCCGTTGATAGTGCTCAATTGCATCGCCAGTGATTGATGGCTTGTCCAGCAGAGCTGCAGCTTCCTCTGGTGCGTAATCCCCTGATCGGACTCGCAATTTTCCCAGTTGAACAGCTGACGCCGGTGCATAGATTCGCGCCGGTGTGAGGAAGCCTTGGGCAGTGAGTTGCTGCACGGAGGGTCCGAGTACAAGGCGATCGAACACTGCACTGAGGCCGCGTCCGTCACGGCGCACCGGGGTGGCTGTGACGCCCAAGCGGTAGGCCTCAGGCCAGTGGTTCAGCACGCTCCCCCACGTGCCGGCTACAGAGTGGTGGGCCTCATCGATGACGATGAGATCGGGCTGCCAGGCTTGGCGCTCGAGTCGTCGGGCCAGCGTTTGGACCGACGCAACTTGAACCGGGTGATCTGACGGCTCAAAGCCGGCGGCGATGATGCCGTGGGTGACGCCGGCATGGGTCAGCTTTGCGCTGGCCTGGCGGATCAGTTCACGCCGGTGGACCAGGATCAGCACGCGACGACCACGCTCGACGGCGCCTGCAGTGATGGCGCTGAAGATGACCGTCTTGCCGCAGCCGGTGGCAGCAACCAGCAACGGCGCGCGAGCGCCTGATCGGTAAGCAAGGCGTAGATCGTGTATTGCGCGGGATTGATAGTCGCGAAGCGTGAGACTCATGGGACTTGACCTGAGCTGCCGGGAAGCAATACCAAGGTGAGCGGCCCGATGCTAGCCGGCAGGGCAGGAAATACTTAGAACTACTGGGGGAAGGGATGAACAGTCGGGATGTTGTGGTAAGTTCAGTGAGCCGTGATGAGCAGCTGCCTATGGAGAACGCCGAGTACCACGCGCTCACCAGCGTGGTCAGCAAGAGCCACCTCGATCTGGTGGCGCGCAGCCCGCTGCACTACTGGGCGCGGTACGTGGACCCGAAGCGCGTGGAGCCCGAGCCGACTGCGGCCATGCTGCTCGGCACGGCGGTGCACACCCACATCCTCGAGCTGAGCGAATGGGACGCGCGCTACATCGCGGCACCGGAGGGCATCGATCGCCGCTACAAAGCAGGCAAGGATGCGTGGGCCGCGTTCGAGGCCGAGAGCGTGGGTCGTACGGTGATTAGCCGTACCGACGCCGAGCTGGTGATGGCGATGGGCCGCGCGGTGCATGGCCACCCAGCTGCGGCCTACCTGCTGGGGCTGCCAGGCAAAGCTGAGACCACGCACATGTGGACCGACGAGGCCACGGGGCTCGAGTGCAAATGCCGGCCCGACTGGCTGCTCGATGACGGCAGCCTGATCGTGGATCTGAAGACCACCGAGGATGCGAGCCCGGCAGGGTTCAGCAAGTCGATCGCGAACTTCCGCTATCACGTGCAGGCCAGCTGGTATCTCGACGGCCTCGAGCGCGCGACAGGCCGGCGGCCGGAGCAGTTCATCTTCATCTGCGTGGAGAAGAAGGCGCCCCATGCGGTGGCCGTCTACGCCGCCGACGCAGAGATGGTGACGGCCGGGCAGGTGACCGCTGCGCGCGACATGCTGCTGTTGGCTGAGTGCCGCGATGCCGACTACTGGCCGGCCTACAGCGACCAGATCGAGACGATCAGCCTGCCGACGTGGATGCGCCCACGGGCCGATGGCACGCCAACGGTAAGCCCTGCACCCGAAATTGAGATGTACTGACCATGAGCTATTTCGATGGCTACTATGACTTCCTTGACAGGGTTGAAGACCTTGCGGACGACCTATTGCTCGCTAGCACGAATCTAGCCAAGCGTAGTGAAACCGCATGGCATTCTAGGGAATCGCCTTTTCTGCTAGACCCCGAACAAGAATACCAAGAGCTTGTAGAAATTGAAAACAAGCACGAGCAAGAAAGGTGGAAATTCAGGGAAGATTTCTACGACAAAGCAGAGACAGTGCTTGTCGCCAAAAGCGCCTACGAGCTTTATCTGCAGAGCGAATACTGGCAGAAAGTCAAGCTTGCTGTGGCCGAAAGATCTCGCGATCGTTGCGAGGCCTGCAAGAAAATCTCTTTCAGGCTGCAAGTGCACCACAAGTGGTATCCATCTAGGTATACCGAGCTTGATCACCTTGATGCGTTAATCCATCTCTGCCCTGCGTGCCACTGCCGGGCGCACCAATGATGGACCAGCTCGCGAACCTAGCCCTGATCGTGATCACCACCTGGTGCGGCGCGATCTTCCTCTCACACCTGACCGACGCATCGCTGGCGACAGCGGCGGCCGGTTCCTTCTTCATCCTGATGGCCCTGAAGTCATGACCGAATCCACAGCACTCACAACGACGAGCGGCTCAGCCTTCTCGGGGATCCAAGCCTTCGAGGATGCCCAGCGGATGGCCAAGTCGCTCGCGAGCTCCACGCTGGTGCCGCCTCAGTTCCAAGGGCAGAACGGCTTCGCGAATTGCCTGGTGGCGCTCGAGATCGCCAGCCGGATGCGGATGAGCCCGTTCGTGGTGGTTCAGAACCTCCACATCATCCACGGTCGGCCTAGCTGGTCGAGCCAGTTCATCATCGGCCTGATCAACGGCTGCGGCCGCTTCAGCCCGCTGCGCTACGAGATCAGCGGCACCGGCGACAGCCTGGCCTGCTACTGCGTGGCCACCGAGCTGGCCAGCGGCGCCGACCTGAAGGGGCCGGTGGTGAGCATGGCGATGGCGAAGAAGGAAGGGTGGGCCACTAAGAGCGGTAGCAAGTGGCAGACCATGCCCGACCTGATGATTCGCTACCGGGCCGCGGCATTCTGGGGCCGGCTATACATCCCCGAGCTGCTGGTGGGCATCCAGACCGAGGAGGAGGTGGTGGACGTGCAGCCGGTGACGGTGCGCGCGGCCGAGCCTGAACTGCCGAAGGCGACGCTGGAAGACCTGAACGCCAAGATCAAGCAACCGAAGCCGACCGTGGCCGCTGAGCCCGTGGGAGAGGATCCGAACGATGACATCTTCTGAGTATCTGACCCCGCGCGAGCTGGCTGCTCGATGGCGGAATATCGTCTCGCTCAGCACGCTCGACAACTGGCGCAGCAGCCAGAACCGTGGGCCGCGCTTCGTGAAGATCGGCGGCCGCGTCCTCTACCCCGTGGATGAGGTCGTGGCCTACGAACAGCGCAACCTGCGCGGCCTGCCAAACAATCCCTCGCAACCCAACCGATGAGCTTCTCTGTGAATGGCGCACTGTTCAAGCAATCCGCTGCTGACTGGCAGAAGCGGATGGGCGACCGCTATGAGGCCGGCAAGAACTACCCCGAGTTCGATGGCGTGCTGAACGTGCCGGCCGACCAGGCCTATGCGCTGGCGCAGTACCTGATGAATGCCCAGCCCCAAGGGGATCGGCAGGAGATCCCGGTACGGCTGAGCGGCTGGGCCAAGACCGCGAGCAGCGGGGTGAAGTACCTCAGCATCGTGGCCAAGCCCGACTACAAGGTGCAGAAGGCGATCGAGGAGGCTGCGGTGGCTCCAGCTGCTGCAGCCAGCCTTGCGCAGGCGACTGGTGGCGTGGTGAGTGAGATCACCGAAGCCGATCTGTTCTGATCACATCAGCTCGAGCTCCAGCCGCGCGATCTCATTGACCGCGGCCTGGAGCATCTCCTGCTGGTGGTAGCACTGGCGGAGGAGCTGAGCGGCGACGCTGCCGGCCTGGGGATGCTTCTCCAGCCGGCGGCAGTCGGCCTCGATCTGGAACTGTTTTTCTGGCGGGATCTCAACCGCCAGCCACTGACCGAAATCCATTTTTTTTGGGGCGGACTGCCCCATGGTGCCCATGAACTGCCCGAAGTGCAGCTGCCCCCGCCACCGGGCAGCGGTGACGAACAGCAAGCCCGCCGACCAGACGGTGCGCCGGCGGGTGTGCCTGGACTGCGGCCACGCATGGTTCACAGCCGAGGCGGAGGTGAGTCGTTATGCGGTGGGGTGGTGCTCGGGGCACGCGAGCAAGCCGGTGCTGCGGGTGCCGGTGACGCTGACGCTGAGCCACGTGGAGGTGGGCCAGGTGGGGCCGAAGCCGCGCCAAGAATGACGCCCACCGCCTCCGAGCTGCTGGATCTCCGCCATCGAGTGCCCGACAGCGTGCTGCTTGACTGGCTCGACTTGGCGCAGCTGCTGCAGCCGCCTTGCAAGGTGAAGACAGCCGACCTGATGGAGCACTGGAGCTGCAGCCAGTCGGCCGTGAGCCGACGCCTCAGCCGCCTCTGGGAGGCCGACCTGCTCGACTACCGCCCTGGCGGTGGCGGCTACCGGATCCGCTGCCTTGGGCCAATGTGAAGAACTGTCACAGCCGGGATGATGCGCTGCCGGCGGTGGGCCATACTTTGCTCACCGGGGCCGAGCGCTCCACTCGGCAGCCCAGAGGCTGCAGCTCCGATGATCTCCGCCATCCAGCTGAGGAACCTGGCCCTTGAGACAGCCTCCACCCAGATTCACGACGGGTTGATGGTCACTCCTGAAGGCGTGTTCGCCATCTGCGGCCGCCGCTGCACCCTGAACGAGGCGATCATCTACCTCGGCAATCGGGCCGTGACCCGCGCCAAGGCTGCCGCCTGAGCCCTCCGGGGCTCCCCACCCACTTCACCACCATGCTCACCACCGCTCTCCTGGTGATCTGGAAGCTGCTGATCCCAATGCTGCTTCTGGTCGCCGTGATCGACTGGCTGACCGCTTCAGATGATCGCCGCGTGCGCGTCCTGCGCCGCACCGGCCTCAGCCAGCAGCAGATCGCCACCCGCCTCAACCTCTCCCGCTATCGCGTCCGCAAGGCGCTTGCATGATGCTCACCAACCCCGTCATCAACCGCATCGCCGTCGTGGTGCTGCTGTTCTGCCTCTACGCCGCCGGCTACGACTCCGCCAAGCAGGAGACCGTCAAGGCGCACCACAACTGCGCCGCCGACCACCTGCCGCTGAAGCCATGACCCCCCGCCGCTTCTACTTCCAGATCCGCAGCGCCAACGTGCTCGAGTGCGTGCTGGCCCACAGCCTCACCGAGGCCAAGCTGATCGCCGCTGACACATGGCTGCAGTGGTGGTCTGAGCTCGAATGGCTCGACTCCGAAACCGTTACCCACCCGATCACCCATGGCTAAAACCACCGGAGCAATGCTGCCGTGGCAATGGCAGGACGAACCGAACCAGAGCCAGCACGGCGAAGGCATCAGCCGGCCGCGGCCCAAGGCCCGCACGAAGGAGTTCCGGCTGATCGTCTATCCCAAGGGCGCCCGGCCCATGACGTGGATCACACAGGCCGAGACGAAGCGCGCCGCCATCCGCTACGCCGAGGCCCGCTGGCCTGGTGCTGCTGTGGAGGTGGTGTGATGGCGACGCCAGAGCAGTGGGGCACAGACGCTGCACGTTGGCCAGAGGCAATCCTCGAACTCCGCGCCAGAATTGAGACGCTGGAGGCCAACTCCCAACCAACTCCTAATCCAGTCCCAATTAGTAGTTCGCTGGTGCAGCGAGTGAGCTGCGCCATTGACGGGCGGATCAACCCTGACCAATGGCTGCACCAAGACGCTGCCCGCGCCGCGATCCGCGAGGTGGCGGCGTGGATCAAACGAAGGCAAGAAGACGATTACGGAGTTGTCATTCCTGACGTAAGAGAGGTGATTGATTGGCTTGAACGGGAGGCCAAGCGATGACTAACCTTTCTCCCGCCGCGCAGGTGGTGCTGGATGCCGCCTTTCCTGTTTACGACGAAGACAATCTCTACTTCGTTACATGTGAACAACATGCCGGCAGGATTTCCGCCGCCACCCTGCGAGCTGCTGCGAAAGTAATCGCGCCAGAGGCGATGCCGCATCGGCGCAAGATCCGCGCCGAGCTCCTCGCCATCGCCGCCGAGCTGGAGGGCGGCTGGAATGTCGGACTGCCACCCGCGCCTGGTTTCTACTACGTGCGCGGATTGCTTGATGAGAGCATCGGTGGCGACGACAGACCGGTCTACGTGCAGCCTGAGTATTTCGTTTGGGCGTTCACGGAAAAAGATGACCCTGAGTTGATCTCATTGGATAGCGACATCACTCCCGAGAACATTCGCTGGAAGCCAGCGGAAGAGCAGGAGGCCGAGCGATGACTGACACCTTCCGCCCTGGCGACATCTGGCGGCACAACAAAGGCATGGGCCGCCTCTACGTCACCGACAAAACCTCTGACCTGCATCCCGGATGCTGGAAGTGCTACTGGTCCATGAACGGCAATCTCAACGCGCCGTGGACCTTCATGGACCCCAACCGAACCGAAGGGTTCACGCTGTTTAATCGGTTTGGCGAACAAGACGAAAACGGGGAATGGAGGCTGAAGCGATGAGCACGCTCGCAACCGCCTGGATGCTCGGCTGCGTCACCGGATTCTTTATGGGGGTCACCGTGGCATCGCGCCGCCGCCCAACATGCCGCGAGTTGATGCGCGACCCCGTGCGCCACCCCAGCCTGACGGTTGAAGAGCGGAACCCCAGTCTGCGCTGAAACAACCAAAGGAGAACCATGAGCCTTCCCCTTCTTTTCTGGGCGCTGCTGGTGCCCACCCTCATCGTGATCGGTGTGCTGCTGTGGCTCACCGAGGACCGCAAGGCCCGCGCCCGCCGGTGGCGCCGGGCCGGCCTGACCCAGGCCGCCATCGCTGCCCGCCTGGGCGTCAGCACCACCACCGTCCGTCGCTGGATTCACGGCTGATGATGAAGCGCCTGTTCTTGCTGGTGGTGCTGCTGCAGCACCTGGCGCCCCCGGTTGAGGCGCACCACAGCACCGGCCACGGCCGCCCCGTGACCGCCACGGTGTATCACCCTTGGTACAACGGCCGGGCCACAGCCTGCGGCCAGACGTATCGGCACTGGGGCATCAGCGCCGCCCATCCGTGGCTACCCTGCGGCACCCAGGTCCGCGTCAGCCACGGCGGCCGCACCCTTACGGTGCCCATCACCGACCGTTGCGCCTGCAACAGCATCGACCTCTCTGCCGGCGCAGCCCGACGCCTGGGCGTGCCGGTGGACGGCATCGCCACCGTTCGCATCACCCACCCATGACCGACCACAATCCATTCCTCTGGAACACCGCCGAACGCCAAGGCAGGGCCCACTCCTTCGACATGATTAACCTCACGCTCGAACTGCGCGACAGGATCGAAGCGCTGGAGGTAGCTGAGAACGAGCGGCGCTTCCGCGAGGGCTGCAAAGCGATTGAGCAAGCCACACCCGAGCAGATCCGTGCTGCGGATGTTGCGCTGACCCCGAACACCGCGCTGACCCAGAAGCACGCAGATCTGTCCTCGGCGTTAGCAAGCCACATCAGCGTGGGCTATTCCGACGCAAAGCAGCAGCCTGAACCAGCCCGCACCGGTTCGCTGTTGGAGCGGCTGGCCATCATGTGCGCAGATTTCGCCTCCACCGCGACAGTCGGTCAGTCGGCCAAGCCCTTAGCCCGCGCCGCGATCCGCGAGGTGGCCTTGTGGCTTAACGAAGCCCCTTTGAATCTTTACCCCGGCGATCGCGGCATCGTCGTCAATGCCCTCTATGACCAAGCAAACCAATGACTGACTACAAGTTCGTGCCACTGAACAGCCTTGAGGATCGCCTCGGCAATGCTCTTGGTCTCGCGCTCGGCATGATCCTCAAACCCGAGACCATCGACAACAAGGCCATGGCTCAGATCGAAGCGCCATTCAAGGAGTGGTGCGATGCCCTTGTTGATGGGGGTCTGTTAAATGACTGACCTCTCCCCCGCCGCGCAGGCGGTGCTGGATGCGTTCCTCAAGGCGCCCATGGGGCAAAGCCATGTGGACGATGACCTGATCGCCATCGCCGCCGCCCTGCGAGCTGCTGTGGATCAGGTGGTGCCGATCCCGCGCCTCCCCTATGACTCTTGTTGCGATGTTCACGCGGCAGCCATACGCGCCGAACTCCTGGCCATCGCCGCCGAGCTGGAGGCCAGCCGATGACCGACATGCGCGCGAGAATCAGCCAGCTGATCACCGACAGCGGGACCTACCGCCAGGGCCAGCAGGATGAGCGCCAGCGGCTGGTGAGCATGATCGACATCCGCATCGATCAGCTGCGCACTGTGGCTGGCATCCGCAACCGCGAGCAGCTCTGCGCCGAGCTGCTCTACCTCCGCCAACACCTAGAACCATGAACCGCGTCCAACTCGACCAGCAGCGCGCCGACATGCTCGAGGCGCTGTATCAGCGCAGCGGCCGCGATGACCTGCTCTACGGCCACCCGCTTCGCTGCACCTACACCGGGCTGTGGCAGGAGTTTGCGCTGGAGATGGCGGCCAACTTCCGCGACACCGACTACCCCGAGCTGCTGGACAACGTGGTGCGCGCGATCGACGCCACCGAGTCGGTGATGACGCAGAAGCAGGCGCAGCAGGCTATCGAGGTCTGCCGCCAGCAACTGCTCGGCCGGTGGCGGTGATGCCCAGCCCGTTCACCGAGATGAAGTGCCCGCAATGTGGTGGGCGCTTCAGGTGCGACAACTCCGAGCGCAGCTATGACGGCCAGGTGCGCCGTCAGCGCCGCAAGTGTTACGACTGCGGCCACCGCGGCACTGAGTACGCCGTGACGCAGGAGTTTTTCGATGAACTGGTCGCCGCGCGTGAGATCGTGACGAAACTGGCCAGCCACTACTGGGAGCTCACCGAATGACCGACCAGATCAACCCGGACCACTACAAGCACGGTCCGGTGGAAGCGATCGACGTGATCGAGGCCGCCATCGCCCGCGCACCTGACCCGGTGCTGGCCAACTGCCAGGGCCACGTCCTGCGCTACATCCTGAGGATGTGGGACAAGGGCGACCCGGCCGTGAATGCCGCCAAGGCGCAGTGGTATCTCCGCCGCCTGCTCGGCAAACTGGAGGCATGATGCAGCTGCCCAGCCTGAACCTGATCGAGCGCCTTGCGCTGTGGATCTTGGTGCGCAGCCACCGCACCAGCTTGGTGGTGGTGAAGGAGCTGCACTGGCCCGAGGTGTTCGTCGCCGCAGACCAGCGCGATGAGGTCGCCTGCTACGTGACCAGCGGCCAGCAGGACGAGCCGGCCTCGCACCTGCTCGAGCGGCTCTACCACTCACCGGCCTACGGCGAGTTCGAATGATCAGCCTCCACGCCGGCCGGCTGCTGCTGTTCTGCGATCGTGCAGACCGGACGTGGCACTGTCGGGTGAACCTCGGCCCCAGAGCCGAGCACCAGCTGGAGGCTGACACGGGCACCATCCAGCTGCAGGAGGCGCTCCTGCGCGCTCAGCGCATCTATCAGGCCGCGGTGCTGCGCATCAGGCCGGCAAGCTCGCCGCGGATGTGCTGGGACTGCCTGCAGTGGGAGCCGGCCCGCAAGGCCTGCACGCTCGGCTTCCCTGAGGCTCGCCAGACTGGTGGCAGGTTTGCCGCGCGGTGTGACATCTATGAACCCGCCGATTGTCCTGAGCCGCACTGATCGCGGCGCCGGCTACATCGAAACGCTCGAGCCCGCTGGTGGTGGGGAGCTTTACTACCGCAGCTGCGCCAACGGCTACTGCAGGTACAGCTCCGATCTCTGGCAGGCCGAGATCTACCTAGACCACCTTCTCGCTCGCTGACCCTATGGGGTATTTCAACTGCACCACCACCCGAGAGGCCTACTACCTCTCGCTGGCCAACCGGCCGAGGCGCGCGAACGCCAGCAGCCCCTACAGGGGCGTCTCCCGGAGCACCAACCCGAAGCTGCCATGGCGCGCTGCACTGGGCTACCGGGGCCGGCGCTACTACCTCGGCATGTTCGCCACCGAGCTCGAGGCGGCGCAGGCCTACAACCGTGCGGCGCTGCGGATTATCGGCGATCATGCCGTGATCAATCCGCTGCCCGAGTGATGACGCTGCCCCTGATGATCGAGCTGCTGGTGGGCTACGCCGTGGCGTGCGGCCTGGCGCTCTGGCTGGCGTCGAAGATCCTGCCGTGATTGGGGTGTGGAGGTGGCGCCGGCTCTCGCGCCTGCACGCCTCACCGCAGCCTCCACACTGCGGAATGCCCAGCGATTGAATCGTTGGACTGGAATCTTAGCCCTCGCCGGCCACCCAGCGCGCGATCGCCCACTCGCCCATCGCGGACCAGAACGGCTGCGCGCGATACCAGGCAATCCAATCCTTGTGCCCCTTCTGGCTGTTGCACATCAGGCAGCAGCTGATCAGGTTCTCCCGCACCGTCAGGCCGCCATGGACCTTGGGCACCACGTGATCGAGCGTGGGGCTGCGGCCGAGCGGATCGCCGCAGTAGGCGCAGCGGTAGCTCCACGCGAGGTGGATCTGATCGCGGGCTGACCTGCGGGTGACCAGCCGCGTTTCATCAATGTGGTGCCGATCCACCGATGTCTTCGGGCAGGGTGAACAGCTCGATGGCCAGGTCGAGGAGGTCATCCTCTGAGTGGATGAACTCGGCGATCTGGCTGTAGAGGTCGGCGGGGAGCTGGTCGGGGTCGGTGTCGCTGCGGATGATCACCTTGGCGGTGATCTCGGCGATGTGCGCGCGCATGGGCGTGGCCCCGGCTTGGCCCACGGTAGCGACGGAAACCCGTGTGAACGATTGTGAACGCGCTGGCCCGATCGCGGATGCTCCCCCGCCTGTGGTGTAGGATTCACACATCGACAGCCACCCGACCGATGACCACCGCCACCCTGCCCACCATGACCGACCGCACCAACCACTTCCTGATCTCAGCCGATGGCGCTGAGCTGGTTCGCTTCTGTGAGGCTGGCCACCACCAGATGATGATGACGCGCTTCGCTATCGAAGCCGGCGAGTGGGAGGCCCAAGGCGGTGGCTTTGATTGGACTGGCCGCGTTCGTCAGCGCTACCAGCAGCTCACCGCCAAGGGCTACCGCAAGGTCGCCTGACCCGCACCGGGCCGCTCCGGCGGCCCTCCCGCCATGCGCAAGCTCGACCCCGACTACGACGACATCCCGGAGGATCTGCCCGAGGATGACGACGACGACCACCCCAGCCTTACTGCTGCCGAACGCAACCCATCCCTGAAATGACCTACGCCATCGAGATCGGCCCTTGGCACATCGGGCCGTTCGCCACCCATATCGCCGCGCAGCACTTCGCCGAGACTCACGGCCTCGATGACTTCCGCATGATCCAGCTCGATGACCCGGCCGAAGCCCCCGGCAAGATCCACCGGCTGCGCAGGGCAGCGCTGCAGCCGGCGCAGATCTGAGCGCTGCGCGAATAGTGCGCAAATGGCCTCGGCGAGCTTCTCAAGCCCGTCGGGGCCGTCTGTCTAAGGGGCTGATTTTTCGGGGTTTTTGGTGCCCAGGGGCGGAATCGAACCACCGACACTGCGATTTTCAGGGGCGCCGGAAAGGTTCACGCCGGTTCACGGAATCTCTCTAACGGTCTGAATCGTCTCACCTTTTCCGGTTGACCTGTTCACGCCCGTTCGCGCAGATTCACTCCCGTTCGCGCAAATCTGCGCGAATAGTGCGCAAATGGGAGAGCCTCGATGAAGCGCGAATGGCAGGCCGATCGGAAGATTTCAGGCCTCGGGTTGATGGTCCTGCCCACCGGCGTCCGCACCTATTACGTGCGCTACCGCGAGCCCTCCGGCAAGCAGCAGACCCACAAGATCGGCCGGGCCGAGGTGGTCAGCCTGACCATGGCGCGTGAGGAGGCGATCAAGATCCTGGCCGCTGTCGCCAAGGGTGAGGCGCCTGGCACCGACAAGCAGCTGCTGCGCCAGGGCAAGACCATCCGCGAGCTCTCCGAGATGGTCACCGAGAAGCACTACGCCACCCGCGTCAGGCCGAGCACCAAGACTGGCTACGCCGTGCTGTGGAAGAACCACATCCTGCCGCGCATCGGCGCCGAGAAGGTCGCCACGCTGCAGACCATCCAGGTGATCGACATGCTCGAGGAGCTACCGCGGGGCCAGCAGAACCGCGCGCTGGCGGTGCTGCGCAAGGCGATCAACCTGGCCGAGCTGTGGGGCATCCGCGCCAAGGGCACCAACCCGTGCAAGGGCATCCAGGCCAACGGTGAGCGCAAGATCAAGCGCTACCTATCCCGCGTGGAGCTCGAGCGGCTGCTGGCCGCACTGGATGCGTTCGCCGAGGCCGGCGTGCGGTGGCGGTTCGCGCAGCTGATCCGCCTGCTGCTGCTGACCGGGTGCCGGGTGCGCGAGATCATGACGGCGCGCTGGGAGTGGCTCGATCAGGATGCAACGATCCTGACGCTGCCCCCCGACGCTCACAAGACCGGCGGCCAGGACGATGAGCGCAAGGTGCATCTGCCGCCCGCGGCGAGTCTCATCCTACGAGAGCTGAGACGCAGGTCGAACACCGAGTGGATCATCGCCGGCGATGGTGACGGCCACCTGATCGGCTACTGGTATCTCTGGGACAAGCTGCTGGAGGCGGCCAAGATCAAGAACCTCCGCGTCCACGACCTGCGTCACTCGTATGCGTCCTATGCCATCACCACCGCGGGCCTGACGCTGCCGCAGGTGGGCGCGCTGCTCGGCCACGCCAGCCCGCAGACCACCGCCCGGTATGCGCACCTGATGGACGAAGCAGCTGCAGCGATGGCGGCGAAGGTGGCCAGCGCCATCACCCAGCAGAAAGCCCCGGCTGTTTAGGCCGGGGCGGTCCACTTCTCGCTCCGGGGTCAGCTTAGCCCTTGCTGGCGGTGACGGTCAGATCGTTGCAGTAGCGGCCGGTCACCGCGTAGGAGCGGTGGGGGATGCCCTCCATCCTGAAGAAGGCGACCTGGCCGATCTTCATGCCGGGCCATAAGGGCAGCGGGTGCATCCGGCGGACGTTGCTCAGCTCCAGCGTGAGGCGGCTGCCGTACCAGCCGGGGTCCAGCAGGCCCGCGTGGCTGTGCTCGAGCCCTTCTCTGGCGCGGCTGCTCTTCAGGAAGAACAGCCCCATCACCGTGTCGGGCAGGTTGAAGATCTCGCGCGTCTCCGCCAGGCAGAACTCACCCGGCTGCAGCAGATAGGGGTCCTCGGCGGTGTGGTCGTGGATGCCGTGGATCTGCAGCTCGGGGGTGCCGGGCACCTCGATCATGATCCGATCGCCCAGCAGTACGTCGATGCTGGCCGGGTTGATCAGCTCGGGGTCAAACGGCACCACCATCGCGTGGGTGCGGCAGAGGTGGTGGAGCTCGTAGTCGGGAAGGGGCACGCGATCGTCAGTAGACCCACCGGAGCCTAGGCCCGCCCTGGCGGATGCCAAGATGCAAGAATCCCTTCGGTGCGCCGTAGCCGAGGCTGTGGGGCCAATGCTGATCGCACCAGTCCTGCACCGCGTAGATGTCGGCGCCGTCCACCGCGAAGTCCACCGCACCCACGCCGATCGCGTTGTAGAGGTGCTCCGACTGGCTGGCACCACCCACGGCCCGGTTGATTGCCGTGGGCCTGTAGCCGGAGGTGATCACGATCGGCCGGCCGCCGAACTGCGCGCGCACCTTCTCGAGGAACTGCGCCAGCTTGGTGGCGGTGTCGCATTGTTCCTGCCGATCGAAACGCCGCGCCTCCTGATTCAGCGCGAACTCGCCGTAGGTGATGTGGGGCGTGATCTTGAAGCTGAAGGGCGACTCGGGGGTGAACATCGCCGAGACCGGGCCGGTGGTCTGCTTGTCACGGCCCCAGAGGTCACCTTCCGCGATGCGGCGCCGCTTCAGGCCGGCCTCCACGTTGGTGCCGGGGTTGCGGTAGAGCAGCAGCGCATCGGGCACGCCGGGCCAGTCCTTCTCGCGCAGCCGCTTGCTGATCGTCTCGAAGCCCTTGGCGCCGTAGAAGCCTGCCCCCAAATTGTAAGAAAACGAAATCAGCGCACACTTCTGATGGTCGGCCATCTCGGCCCAGTAGGGCACGGTGGCGCGCAGCTTGGCGGCGATGCGGTCCACTTCCTGCCGCAGCAGCAGATCAGCCTCGATCGCGTTGATCCTGTCGCCGCGCTTCACCGGCCGGCCGTCACCGTAGCGGGTGGTGCCGTAGCCGATCGTCCAAGGGTCGCCGCCGCTGAGCGGGTCAGGGTAGGCCTCGAGGTGGCAGCCCTCGAAATCCTTGATCAGCTTTAGGGCTGCAGCCAGATCCGCCTGCTTGCCGTCCTGGCTCCAGGTGTTGAACCATGCCCGATCGCGCCGCATGGCGACCGCGTAGCCGTTGGTGGCGAGATCCTGCTCGAGGGTCTCGATCGCTGCGGCCTGGTGCGGCAGGCCCCGGTAGAACCTGAACAGCTGCTCCAGCGTGATCGGGGCAGGGTTGGCCATGAGTTAGCGGCGCTTGGGGAACACCAGCCGGCCGGCCTGCAGCAGCAGCTGGATCCAGCTGTTGGACTTGAGGGGGCTGATCGCGATGATCTCGCTGCCAGCAGCGATGACGATGGCGATGATGGCGGCAGTCTCGGGGCTCATGATGTCCACGTCGATGGCCTCACGTTACTTGCGCATTTCAAGGGCGCGCACTCGCTGGTCCAGCTGAGTGAGTTCTGCCTTGCTGTCTGTCTTCAGTTCCTCGACGGCCCGCGCCATTTGCTGCACGGTGGCCTCGACTCGAGCGAACTGCACCTGCATGGAGATGAGGAGGGCGCCGATGGCGAACATGCCGGCGCCGAGTGCTGCCGGGAGGGAAGCAGCGAACACGCCGCCGACCGTCTTAGGTTCGTCCGCCATCGGCTGATCCGGGCACGCTTCCATCGTAACGATCGAAGGGATCAGGCCTTCCAGCGAGGATGACAAGAGCGCGTCTGTAGTAGTGATTCTCAGTCTTCCCCACGGCTTCGAGGTGATCGCGGATGCGTCGCCAGTTTTCGCGGGTCTGAGGATCCATTACCTGCCCTGCCCTCTGAGGGGCTTCTTCCCGCGGCGCCGTGGGCGCGAGCGCTGGCCGAACCCTTGGCGGGTGGTCTTCGGCGGCCCCGGCTGATGCTCGAGACGTGCGGTGCCTTGCTTGCTGCGGACGGCCATCAGCTCTCAGGGGCGGGCTCGGGCTCGGGCTCGGGCTCGGGGGCCGGTGCGGGCTGCTCTAGGCCGAGCGCCACCTTGATCTCGAAGGGATCCGCAGCGGCGTCGATCGCATCCTGCACCGTGGTGTAGCGGTCGCGGATCTCTTGGCGTACCGCTTCAGCTGCTGCTGCATCGGCGCCGGGGATCTGCTTGGCGATCAGTTCATCGTGCGGCGCGAACTCGGTGGCCCGTGCTGCGCGGCGCTTGTCGTGGCCGATCTGCCGGCAGCGCTCCAGGTCGTGGTCGATGCAGCAGTCGCCCATCACCCACGCGCCCCGGAAGGTGCGGTCGGTGGGCACTTCGCTGGCATCCACGATCTCGTAAGGCACGCCCTCGGGCACGTCTTTGAGGGCCAGCTCGACGGACTCGGCGGGGATGATCACCGCGACGCCGCCATCAGGGGTTGGGTAGATGATTCGTTTCATGATGGTCATGGGTTAGCGGAAGAAAGCGACGCTTATAACGGGAAGGTCTGCTCTAGTATTTGTCTCAATCGTCCATACTCCAAGTTGAAAAGAGCCAGTCGCCAGAGTCAGTGCCTCGCAGTTTCTGTCTGCATTGTCATTACCAAAGACAAAAGCATAATTACTGTCCGACAGTGCGTTCGTGAAATTGACTGTATAATTCCCTGTCCCGTTATCGGTAATACTGCTCACGTTATAGCTAGCCCGGATCGCCACGGTGCCGGTGCCGTTGAAGTTCACAAAGGCTTTGGCGCGACCTGATGCGATCTCGGCCGGCGTGCTGGTGTTGGCGCCGGCGCTGTCGGCCAGCGTAGTCACTTTCGCCGTGGTGAGCGCGGTGGCACCATCGGTGCCGAGCACGATGTTGTTGCTGCCGGCGCTCGGGTTTTTGAGGTTGGTGGTGCTGAGTGTGCTCATGATCAGCCCTCGTAAAGAATGTTGATCGACCCGGCGTCAAACGTGTCGGTGCCGTTGACGGTGGTGATGCGGATGCGGTCGAGGGTGCCGGAGAGGGTTTTAGAGCCTGAAGCGTTGCAAACGCGAGGAACTGCAGGGGCTACAAAACCGCCATCAAACGCCCACGTATTGCCCGTAAGTAGCTGGATTCTTGCAGCTCCAGAGGTAACGGAAGCGGCAGTCAGGCCAACACTTGCAATAAACCCATCCGTCGCCGTCCCTTGGTTTGTTGCTTGGATGACGCCAGATGTGTAGCCAGTGTTTTCGATGCCGCCAGAATCGCCCAGTTGAATTAAATAATTGCTGGTTCCACTGAGACTTACTTGGTCAAACATCACCGTCACCCGCTTCACCCAACTTGGAATCCCGGTGAAATCCACACTGGTGCCGGTTGCGGTCTTGGCGGTCTCCAGCACCATGCGCCCGTTGACCCAGCTCAAGTTCCCCGCACCATCGGTGCCAAGGATATTGCCGGCTGAGCCATTCCCACTGGGCAGCACCAGCGTGTTCGATCCCGCCACCGCCGGAGCGTCGATCTCGGTGTAGCCGGAGGTGGAGCCCGCGAGCCTTAATGTCATGGCTTCACTCGTAGAGGATGTTGATGGAGCCGGCGTCGAAGGTGTCGGTGCCGTTGGAGGTGGTGATGCGAACCCGATCGAGCGTGCCGGAAAGTGTCTTGGTGCCGGCGCCGAAGCGGCCGCCTGCTGCGTTAGAAAACGCCCCGACGATCTGGCAGATCCAAGTGTTGGAGCTCACCAGGCTCAACGTGTAGACAAACTGGCGCGTAGATGCAGTGCTGCCAGAGTTGTCGAGGAAAGCGGTCGAGAAGTTAGCCGACCCGCTGAAGCCATCGTTGATCGAACCAACGTAGCCAGTCGCTTCAATTCCGCCGCTGGTGCCGAGTTGAACCCCGACTTGCGCCGTGCCATTCGTGCTGACGCCGTTCAGCATCACCGTGATCCGCTTGGCCCAGCTGGGGATACCGGTGAAATCGATCGAGGTGCCGCTGGTTGAGGCCTGAGCTGTGGCAGCAACCGGACCCACGCCGGAGGTGATCCCCGTGACTGGTCCTGATCCATCGAGTGAAATGGGCATGATCCTTTCGGGTTAGACGATCACCCAGCTGGCGCCGGACGGGACGGTGACAGTGGCGCCTGCGTTGATCGTAACGGGGCCGGCCGAGACCGCATTTTTGTTGGTGGTCAGTGTGTAGCTGGTGGTGACGGTGTTGCCGTTCTCCAGGAATACCGCGTCCGCGCCTCCGCCAGTGGCGCCTCCGCCCACGGAAGACCATGCGCTGCCGTTGTAGCCCTCGAACTGGCTCAGGTCGGTGTTGAACCGGATCATGCCCGATGTGGGCGAGCCCGGCCGCTGCGCCGTGGTGCCAACCGGCAGATCCAGCACGCCGGTGCCGGTCAGCAGCACATCACCGCCGAACGTGGCGGTGCCGGTGAAGGTGGGGCTGGCTGCTGGCGCCAAACCGAGGTTCGCGCTGGCCAGCGTGCCGATCGTGATCCACGCGTTGTTCGCCGCATTGCGCAGCTTCAGCAGGCCCGTGGTGGTGTCCGCCCACCACTGATAGGCGTAGGTGGTGCTGGGCTCTGAGGCCCCGCTGTTCTGGCTGACGATCGCCGCCAGCGCATTGTTCAGGTCCTGCCGGAAGGCGAGGCCAGACTGGTTGGCCAGGTTGTAGTCGTGCTGAGCCATGCCTTAGATCTGCCTCCCGAACCCGATGGCTGTGTAGGTGAACTGGCGGCTCACGGCACTGCCGGCGCTGTTCCTGAATGTTACTTGGAATCCGGTCCGCGTCACGGACGCTATCGCGAAGTAATCGCCGGTGGCCATGTTGAAACCCGTCACGCCGACACTGGGCGCCTCGAAGAAGGCGTTAGCGAAGGTGACGGTATACGCGCCCGCGCCACTTGTCAGCACCGCCGATTGCTCGGTGCGTTGCTGCAGCTCCAGCTCGGCGCCCAGCTCCTCGATGATGATGTTCTGCGTCGGGTCGGTGCTGGTGGCCACCGTCTTGAACTGGAAGCCACGGCCCCGCACGATCGCGTTGGCGAACTCGCGCCAGGTGCTCCAGGTCGGTGTGCCGCTGGGGTCGTCCTGCGTGGTGCGCACATAGGTGAGCGCGTTCACGCGATCGGCGCCGGTGCCGTCGATGAAGTCCCAGGTGTCGATGTCATCGAGGTGGTCATCCCAGAAGTCGCCGGGGATGTAGGGCAGGGTGACCAGCCTGCGGCGCAGGTTGCAGTCGAACACGCCGGGGAACGAATACGTGCTCCCGAACTCGTATTCGCCCGCCGGCAGCACGCCGCCCACGCTGTCGATCGATGCCAGCGCGTCCCAGTCGCCGTCAGTGGCCATCTCATCCACCGCGAGGCCGGTGCTGATGATCAGGCCGCTGGCGCCGTCCGCTTCGGCCAGGCTGGCCACGTAGAACATGTCGGTGTAGTTGCCGTTGAAGGGCGGGCTCTCCAACTCCTCCGCGTAGGTCTGCACCAGCTGCCGCGGCTGCGGTGTGGGCAGGTCCACGATCACGGTGCTGGCCACCAGCGATCGGCGGCCGCCGTCATCCTCGAACTTGACCAGATAGGTCCCCTCGAGCAGCGGCACCTGCTTCTGCGTCTGGCTGCCGGCTGCAGCAGCCACGATCTCCTGGCTCTCCTCCCAGATCGCGCCGGTGAGCAGCACGCTGTGGCGGATCAGCACCTTGCCCCCGAGCACCACGTCGAGCTCGGGGGAGCGGTCCCAGCTCAGGATGGCGCTGGCGCCATCGATCGGGATCAGCGACAGGCCGGTGACGCTCTCGGGTGGTGCGGTCTTGCCGAAGGCCTGCACCGTCAGCTTGGCCGGCTCCACTGACTGCCGCAGGCCAGCGTTCAGGCTGTAGGCCTGCACCTCATAGACGCCGGCGGTGGTGTCGAGGATCTCGAAATCGGGCCGCGACTGAGTGGTGCTGGTCCAGTTGCCGTTCTGCGGCCGCCAGCGCACGCGATACTCGTTCACGCCGACCACCGGCTGCCAGCTGATGATCAGCTTGGCTAGCGCGCGGCCGTTCAGCTCGTAGAGCGTCTCGGCGGCCTGCAGGTTGGTGGGGGCCTCCGGGATGATGTTCAGGTCGGTGATGTCCCGCGGCTGCAGCGCCGCCCCGCGCTCGATGTAGTCGTACTTGCTGGCGTTGTAGGCCAGCGCGCTGATCGCGTACTTCGCGCCGTCCTGCTCCTGCACGCTAAGCACGCGCCAGGTCGAGGTCTGGATGTTTGAGGTCTGGTAGAGCCAGACGCTGTTCGCGTTGGGCGCTGCGGCCAGCGGCGTGGCGAGGCTGACCACGTTGCCGGCGATCGCCGTCACCGCACTGCTCTGCACCGTGCCATCAGGCAGGATCGCCGAGAGGGTGGCGGCTGCACCAGCTGCGAGCCCGCTGGCATCGTCAACGGTCACCGTGGTGGTGGTGGCTGCAGTGATGCGGCCGCCGCGCCGTGAGCCGGCCTTCACCGGGTCGCTGATCTCGATGATCTGCCCCGGCCTCACCACCACGCCGGCATCGATCGATGCGGTGAAGCTGACCACCTCGCCTTCGTACTGCTCTGAATAGAGCAGCCACTCGCCGATCCTGCTGGCCTGGCCACGAGAGGTGCAAGCGAAGGCGCTGATCTGCGTGGAGACCACGCCGTGCTTCGCGATCGCGGCCTGGTCCTCGACCACCTCGTAGGCGATGTCCCGGCTTGGCAGGTCGAGGTAGCTGACCACCGCCACGGTCGGGCGGGTCTTGCGGCTGCTGCCCTGATAGTTAAAGCCCTCCTCGGAGACGTTGGCCAGCGTGAACAGGTAGGCCGAATCGGCCGGCCGATCTTGGCTGATCGTCAGCGCGCCGGTGCTCCAGTACGGCATGGCCCGGAACACCGAGCACATGTCATTGATCAGCTTGTAGGCCTCCTCGGCCGTCTGGATGTTGATGTTGCAGGAGAAGCGCGGCTCAAAACCGCCAAAACCGTCAGGGACCAGCGTCGAGGCGTACTGGCTCGCGGCATAGAACGCCCACTTGTCGAGCTGCTCTGCCTTGACGTGATCGCCGAAGCCGTAGCGCGTGGAGGTGAGCAGATCCCACAGGATCCACGCCGGATCAGAGCACCACTGCGCTGCACCAAGGGTGCCGTTCCAGATGCCGCTGTAGACCAGCCGGCCGTTGGTGGTGTCCACCGTCGCGTTGGACGGGATGCGCACCTTGATGCCGCGGATCAGGTAGGTGCGGCTCGGGATGCTCGAGAATTGCTCAGCGTCCACCCGCAGGCCGACCAGCGCGCTGTTGGGGTAGCGCAGCTTGGCGTAGGTGATCTCGGTGTAGGTGGACCAGGTGAAGGCGTTGGCCAGCTTGGCGCTGCTGCTGTCCGGCGTGATCCGGGTCACGCGGATGTCGGCCGGCGTGGTGGCCAGCTCCACCAGGTAGTCGCGCTGATAGGTGTCAGCGGTGCGGCCGGCGATCGTGTCATCGATCACCGTGGTGTAGCCGCCGCCGTACTGCACGGCGATCTGCAGGCGCACCCTCGCGCCGTTCACGTCGCCTTCGTTGGTGAACGATTGCAGCTGCGGCACCGTGATCGTGATCCGCGCTGCGTCCACGTTCGGGTCGGTGATGGTCCGCACGATCGGGGTGGCCTGCTGCACCTGCACGCCGACCGGCTTCTCGTCCTCGATGCCGGGCGATCCGGGGATGTAGGACTGGTTCTGCGTGCCGTTACGGGTGTAGACGGTGACGTTTCGGAAGTTGTAGGAGCCGTCTGCGTTCTGCAGCTGCGTGTTGTTGAGGAAGATCGACTGCGCGCCAGCCTTGAGGCCCTGGATCTCGCCCTCGCTGATCAGATCCACCACCTGCGCATACTGCGCGCTGTTCAGGTTGTCGGCCGCTTCCGTAGGAGTGCGCTGCTGCTGGCCGCCGCCGCCTTTGCCGCCGCCGCCAGCACCTGCGATCGCGCCCAGGCCGAGGCCTGCATTGTGAACGCGGATCCCGCCAGCGATGAACGTGTGATGGCCCTCAACGGTGAGGTTGTAGACGGTGCCATGGCAGAGCTCGGCCTTGCCGACGATCGGCCGCAGGTGGCCGTTTTCATCCACCAGGCAGTCGTCGCTGCTCAGCGTGTCGATCTCAACGAAAGCGTTGAACTGGTTGAGCACCCAGTGATTTGGCGTGGCGTCGAGCACGGCGCCGCCCCACAGGCGGTAGCGGTTGACTCGCTCTCCTTCGTGCTCATGCACCTTGAGGATCTTGGCCTGATGCACCTCGCCCAGATCATCGAAGCTGAGCACCAGATCGCCGGGCTGCAGCTCATCGATGCGCCGCTGACCATCGGGCACCCGCACCAGGGTGTGCCCTAAGAAGCATCCACCACCACCTGCGCCGACGATCCTGCTCATCCCGCCACCTGCACGGTGTCAACGCCGGCCGAGATCACCACCGAGCCCACCAGCGTCTCGCCGTAGACCACGGGCACGGGCACGCCCTGGCGGCTGGT